CAGTTGAGTCACTGAACGTGACGGTGCCTGAGGGGCTGGTGAAGATGAGCGTCAGCCCGTCCAGACCATGTACGCGGCCAAACTGGTTCACGACCTGACGCCCACCAGTTACGCCGCCGCGGAGGAAGAACTCCATGTCCTTGACGGTATCGAACTCGTAGATCTTGAGAGCCATGGGACTCCTAGTAGCTGAGGTAGCTTGCGTTTACGGCCCACAGCTCGCTGTGAACGCCGGGGTTGTTGGGACCTAGAATCTGCTCGATGTTGAACGTGACCTTCACGCGCTGCTTCATCTGCTCCGTAGTCCCCTTGAAGTACTGAAGCCAGTTCATGATGAGTGGGGTCTTGTCGTTCACTCCGACGTTGATGCCCCCGTTCGAGTAGTTGACGTGGTTTCGGGTCTGCAGAAGTCCAACGGACTCGAGCAAGGAGCATGTGACCATTCGGAGCAGTAGCGCCTGCTGGTCACGCTGTAGGAGCATCTCAAGCGTAAACGTGCCGATCATCGGTGGTGTGCCGTTGAAGTCGGCCAAGGCGTCCATGGTTGCCCAGGCGATCATCCGGTCACTGGATTCTTCACCAGCAACAAGCCGGTTGAGCTGCGGATGGTCGCGCATGTACAGCCGTACTACCTGTACGAACTGCTGCATGACAGAGCTGAACGCCTGGACGCCTTGTAGCTTCTCCATGGTTACCGACGGTTCTTCTTCTTACCCGAGAAGAACGGGTTGGTCGCGGGGGCCACGGGAGCCACCGGAGCTTCCTCGACTGGAGGGGGTTCTTGCGAGGGCACTTCCTGCACCTCGGAGAGTACATCCGTTGGGGTCTCTTCCACAGGTGGGGCAGGGTCCTCTGCTGGTACGGGCGCAGGCTCGGCGACCACAGGCGGAGGAACCTCGTCACTTGTGACGGGAGCAGGAGGTGCAGCGACAGCACCTTCGGCGTCATCCGTAACGGGAGGTGGAGGCGGTGCGTTGGGCAGCGCTTCAAGGGTGCTGAGGTCCACGCGCTGCGTTTTCGCATTGTAGACGGCGATGAGCCCCTTCTTCTCCTTGGCAAGGAGCTCCGGTACATGTCGCCGGAGGAATGCCTCGGCAACGGGCATTGGACGTCCACGCACTACGCGCAGAATACCGCCGCCGATGAAGATGTTCTTCGTACTGGACTCGGGTCCAGGTACGCTTCTGCGCACATCGCGGGTGTGGGGCGAGCGCGTCGTGTTGTGGATGTAGAACGTCTGTGCCATGTGAATAGACTACTCCTGAAAGCAGAAGAGGACACCGACGTCCGGCGCCGGTGCCCTCAATCCGGGCCAACATACCCTAGGCGAGAGCTACCCTCAGTTCGCAATGACTTGCGGGAACTTCAGGCCGTCACCCACCCGGTTGTTGACGGCGCCAAGCGCGCCTTCAGCCACGGGGATGAAGTTCTCGAGGAGGCTGTCGGTGTCGTTCGAGGTCGCGTCAGCCGAGTAGAGCTCGATCTTGCGCACCGACGCGATGTTGATCACGGCCATGGCGATGTCTTCCCACGCCTGGAACGTGATCATGTTCGCAATCTTATCGATGTAGAACTTGGTCTGGTTCAGGACGTAGAACTTTCCGAAGTACTCGGGAGCCGTGAAGAAGTACACGTTGCCTCGACGGAGGATGTCCGTCTTGACCGTGCGGATGTAGGGCCGCCCGACCAGCAGGTTGTACTTGTAGCCATCGACCGTGGTCTCCGACTGGATGCGGTCGCCGTTGTCCTCGACGGTCCAGGAGAGGACGTCGTCGAAGTCCACCTCGGTGAGGAGGAAGCGCTCGCAGCGCAGGCGGTTCCCATCGACGAGCTTGAAGCCCTCGACGATGTCTTTGCGTTGCAGCGGGCGGACGGTGGCGTCATCGGTCGCCGCGGCACGAGCGAGCTCGCCCTTACGAACCGAGAACTCCACAGGTGGGGTCGCACCCTGAAGCGCCGAAGCGTTCAAGGTGGTGACGGAGCCACCATTGGCCTCCTGCTGAAGCGCCTGGACAGCCGCCTCGATGTGGATGACGAACTCGCGGTCCTCGATCTCCTGGATGTCCTTCACCGAGTTCTCTTCGATGACCTTGGTGATGGGCATCTCGTAGGCGAGGAGCTCCTGCTCAGTCTTCTGGAAGACCTCGCTGGAGATGGTGAAGAACGCCACCTCAGCCTTATCCGCGCGGATGAAGCGCGCCGTGGGCTGACCACGGAAGCTGATCGCCATACCGCGGCTCTTGGGCTCGATGTCCACGATCTTGACGAGGGTGTCGTGCTTCGTTGAGCGCTGGCAATCCGTGCGGGTGACCTGCTCCGGCGGCAGGATCTTGCGCACGAAGGACACCTCACGAAGGCGGTCACGGATGTAGGAACCGCCGAACTGAGCCAGCTTCTCCTTACCACCGGGCTCGCCAAGGCGGGTGTTGAACATGTCGTTTACGGTACGTGCCGAAGCCATGTGTTGATCTCCTTCAGTCTAGTGCTGTTGGCCTGTGTTCGTCACACGGCTCAGTAGTTGTTGCCTCCACGGATGCGGAGCCAGCCACCGTTGGCGGCAGGCAGACGCGTCACGTAGCCGACGATGCGGTCCGTGTCTGCAGACCCGCCGTGGCCGACGAGACCGCTGAGGATTCGGGTGCCGTAGACGCCGCTCAAGGACACCGAGGCGACCTTGACTGGCATCAACATGGTGTTGATGATGGCGCCGCTCCCGACGGTGGCACCGGCATCGAAGATGCGCGTTTCGAACTCCCAGTCGTTGAGCCAGATGAGGGGGAGCTTGTTCTCCGCCATCGCCTGCAGGTCGTAGCGGCCGTTCTCAGCCCACAGGGGCCAGGACAGGACAGCGCCAGCGGCGTTGCCCGCGGCAGCGATGTCGCATGCGCGAACAACCTTGCCGCTGGAGTCCAGCGTCAGCCACTCGCCATCGATCAGCGAGACGGGGTTGCTGGGGTTGACGAGTGATCGATCTGCCGGAACGAAGTCGCGGCGGACGGTGGGAAGGACGTCCGCTACCGGCCGAAAGTTCTCCCTGAGCGTAGTCATGTTCAGTGATCTCCTTACTTTTGTTCAGGTTGAAGCGCCAGGGTTCAGCTGACGTCTCCCAGGATGTAGCGCTCGAAGTCGGATCCTTCGGGCGCGTTGATGTTGCTGGCGACCGAAGCGGCCTTCAGCATGTCGGGGCCTGTGATGTTTACTGCCTCGCGAAGCACGTCGAATCCCCGCGGGTCCACGTGCGCCTTCTTCTCGAGCTGGTCCACGAGAGCCTCGAAGGGCCTGCCGTCAGACATGCCCTTGTCGGTCATGTCCATGGCAACCTTCTCCGCTTCCATTCGCAGCTTGAGTGTCTTGTTCTCTGCGGCGAGCTTCTCGTTAGCCGCCGCTAGAGTGTCTCGTTCCGCAGCGGTCTTGCGCAGTGCAATCGCCCCGTCACGAAGAACCTGAGCGACCTTGGTATTGTTCAATGCCGTCGTCATGGTACTCCTCACATTCCTGCGCCGGCGGTGAATCCGCTCGCTGCTTGGGGCGTGCTGGGGGCGCCGCCCATGGTGGCACGCTTGACCTTCTTGCTCTGAACCCCGTGGGTCTGAGCGACCTTGGCGAGAACCGCGCGGGCCGCCGCAACCTTGGAGAGGTCACGTCGAACACTCGAGATCTTCGCGCCAGCTTCGTCGGTGCTGTCGAGGGTCTTGTCGAGGGTCGCATCCGTCGAGGCGGACAGGGCCGGCTCGTCCAGAACGTCCCCGAGGTCACCCTTGGGATCCGCCTTGGCGTCGCGCTTGGTGTAGTTGATGGCCGCCTCATTCGAGGAGATCATCTTCCGCTTCTGCGCGTTCACGTCGCTGGGCTCTGCGGGAGCACCCTCACCGCTTCCGACCGCGCCATCCGGAGGCTGGTCGCCGATGTCATCGATCTTCCCTGCGCTGATCTGCGCCGGATTGATGGCGTCCTCTGCCTGCTTGTACAGGCCAAGAGCCATGAGGTTCCGAGCGAAGATGGACGCCGTCTTGTCCGGGGCCGCCTTGGGGAGAGGGCGGGTTGCGCCAAAGGCCGCACCGCCAAGACCACCAAGAGCTGCCCCTCCGAGGCCACCGAGGGCTGCGCCTTGCTCGCCGCCGAGCAACCCTCCAGCGCCAGCGCCTAGAGCGCCGCCGCCGACAGCACCACCGAGTCCACCAGCAATACCCCGACCGACACGCGTGATGACCGGATGATCGATGATGCTCCGGGAGACTGCTTCATCGTTCAGCGCGAGGTTTGCTGCATCAGCACCAGGGTCACTCATCGTGTGCCCAAGTGTGCCACCAGCGTACAGCCCAGCGAGACCGCCGAGAGCAGCACCCTGTCCTGCGCCGATCCCTCCAGCATTCCCAGCGAGGGCACCCAGACCGGCGCCACCGAGACCGCCAAGAAGCGCACCCTTAGCCGCAGGATGCAGCGTGGACGCCTGCCGTTGCTGCCTGTCCTCTGCGATGATGTCCTCCATAGGACGAGCGCCCTCGTAGGCAACCTTGACCGAGTGCACCATGGCCGCAGCCGCGGACTTGACCGAAGATTCCTTCTTCTTGCCCTTGGGATCGGCGTAGTCGACACCCTTCTCGGTAGCGCTACCAACGGCGCGCCCGAGTCGACCACCGAGGTGGTGACCAGCGCCGGCACCGATGAGGCCGCCACCGATGGTGCCAACAGCCTTCCCGAGACGACCACTTCCGATGGCCTCAGTCAGCTTCTTGCCACCCTTGACCCCGGCAGATCCGCCGATGAGCGTCCCCGCGAGGGAACCCGCACGGCGTCCAGCGCGCTCGAGCCCGGTCTCTTCTTCCTTGGCCACCTTGACGGAAGCCGCCTTGAGGCCGACCGCGTTCATGGCACTGTCCGTGGCGCCTGCCGCGCGGTTGGCCAGAGACCCCTGTGCCGATTGGTTGCCCTTGTACCCGCCGTACGCCGCGCCAGCAGCGCCACCGAGACCTGCACCCCACTTGGCACCGGTTCCTGCACCAAGACCCGTCAACTTGCCGACGGCAGCACCGGCGAGGCCACCGAGAGCAGCGCCGCCGAGACCACCAGAGGCTGCCCCTCCGGCTGTGCGTCCCGCCGTATTGGCATTGGCCAAGTTCTGCACGGGATTCAGCCCGAAGGCGACCTTTTCGAGGACCATGCGCCCACTTTGGTCGAACGCGACCTTGGCGAGACCCAAGGCGATGAGGTTGTTGACGTGCGCGGACGCCGCCTTGACCTCGTCGTTGGTCATCGTGGTCTTCTCGTTGGAGATGGGCTCCTCGGGTTGCTCTCCAACACCAGGCCCGTCATTGGTCTCGAGCCCCGTACTGGGGTCTGCGGGACGTGTAGGATCCTTCTGAGTCGGAGGGTCCTTCGGGGGCTGGAGATTGGCACTGCCCATCTCACCCGCGTCAATGTTCTCCACCTCAGTCGTGGCCGGGGTCACTTCCAGAGCGCCGGGGCCCTCGCCGGGTCCGACACCGTCGGAAGTCGCCGAGTCGAGGTCGATCTCGGCCAGCTTCGGGTTGAGCTGCCGCGCAACGTAGTCGAGCGCGGAAGCAAGCTTGGTGGTCACCTCCGTCGGGATCGAAGGGCTCACAGCGGGGTCCTTATCTCGTACGGAAGCAGTCTTGGTCTGAGGCGGAGTGCCGCCGGCATTCGCGAGCTGTTGAGCGGCCTCGAGGCTGACGTCGACGCGAGCGGCGGCTCCCGCCATTGCGCTCTTGATCAACGTCTGCAGCGAGGGTCGCCCCGTCGTGGTCGTAGCCATGGTCTCATTCTCCTGTGAGGCAGTCTTAGGTAGGAACTCGAGCCCCCGAGGCCCCTGCGACTTCTGGGCAGATGCACCCATGTCCGGAGTAGGAGGCGTCCCCGTGTTCACGCGCGAGTAGGTGGTACGGCCACCAAGCCCTGACGGTCCACGTTGGCCCGGAGCAGGCTTGTTCTCGATGGCCAGCTGAGGGACTGGGACGGCACGCGCAGGCGCGGTGCTAGGGTCGGCAGTGCCGGACCCTATTGCATCAGCGCGCTTGTGCATGACACGTCCCATCTGGCTCATCCTCCAAAGACCTGGTCCCAGTTGACGGGGTACCCGCCCGCCTCGAGGAGTTCGAGGGCACGCACGTTGAGCGCCTGGTCGTAGTTACCCAGTGCACTCGCGGTCTTGTTCATCTCCGGCACGCCGAGGGTCAGCAGCGCGTTGAGTCGCGCGGCCGCTTCCTTGGT